GGCGGCTGTCGCTGCTATGCCAACTACTGCTCCTCCGATAATGTAATTTCCTTTTTTACTCATGTCAACTGACCTCCGTATGTTCTTAGGGCAACTACCCTACTTACTGTATTATACGCAGTTGTGTAAGTATTCAAAAGTCCAGAAGTCTGACGTTTTAATGTATCTAAATCAATTACATCTCTTCGTAATTCTTGCAGAGCAGGATACCTAGTAAAAATAGCCCCTCGTAATTCCTCTTTAGTTGGTTTACGAGAACCGCTTTCTTGGTACTCTGACGCTAAATTCCACAATGCTTTAGAATAGCTTTCATTAAAAGCAGCTTCATGGGCTGATAGTTTTGCATCCACATCTGCGACCTTAGTTTCCAAATAAGCTTTATAGCCACCAAACATAGTTAAAAATTCTTCTAATTGTCGATTATCATAATTCATTAAATTAGAGAATTCTAAATCAGTTTTTTCTGATAAGTCGGGTTCAAAGGGAGGTATCCCCCAATCCGCTACTTCTTTTTGGGACTTTCCTAAAGCTTTCATTGGAGTCCATTTTGTATCTCGTTCTTGCATATTATTATCCTATATATGATCTCGTATAATCTAATATTTCTTGAGTTTTAGAGACATTAAATAAACCTTCCCTACGAACTCCTGTTTCTAAATCAATCCAAAAAGGTTTAGAAATTCCTTTGTTTGTCCATTCTTGTATAGCTGAAGGTAAAGTATCTATATTTAAACCCCCAGCATACCCAAAAAACTTTTCTGATTGAGTGTGATTAGGCCATTGGTCAGGAAAAATTCCTGCACCGCTAGAAGTGTCATATAAAACTGAGGTATTTGGAATGCCTCGTGCAATCCAATCATTTACTCCATCTGCCTGTAAAATAATTTCTTGTGGACTATTCTTACACCAATCTACAAATTGAGAACAATATGAAGATAAAGGAATACCATGAACATTAAGTTGTATACGTCCGAAACTAGATAAGTCTATATCTAAATCCTCTAAAACATTATCTATATCTCCCGTCTGAATTATGTCTGTGGAATATGGAGGACATATATGGGCAGATAATTTAATACTAGAATAAACATCTCCACCATCTAGTTCTGTACATAAATGTAATAAATCTAAAATCCATTGTTTAGTTGGAAATCTATATAGTCCAGTAGCTTCTGATTGAGGCAGTAAAATTCCCCATTCAACGAATGGATATACTGTACTTAATCCCACAAGTTCTTTTGGGTGAACCGAATTATCGGCTCCTGTTATAGTAACTCTTTCAATCATTCAACACTCCTACATCCACACCACGGTGGCCCCGAACATTTTTCTGGAACATCTCTAGCCGACATATCCATTATTTTAAAACATCTAGTTAAAATCTTATCCCATTCTTTATCATCCTGCTCAACAAGAAAGGTTTTAATTTTCTGATCATTTTTATTTTCATAAAAAACTGTACCCATTGGATACTGCCCAAGATTTAAATAAATTTGTAATTGAATAGTGTGTTCATCTTTAGGCTTTTTTAGTTTTCCAAAACCTGATGAATTAATTGTCTTGCTTTCTATAGGAAGAACTCCATAGACATCATGTTCAACTAAAAAGTCTATACGTCCTGATATAGACGGATTTTCTAATTTAACAGGAATTTCTCTGTCTATATAAATTCCCATATCTGTAAAATATTTTTCAAGCCGTTCTTCTAAAGCATTACCAGTATCAAAAATTCTTCGTAATGTAGGATCAAGGGGTTGTCCTTTTAACTGTCCAGTATAAGCAAAATAAAGGAATCTATCGCAAGGATTACCTAAAGCAGATGGGTAGAACACGCCCTCTCTTTGAGGAGCCATATACCCTTTTAAAGACGAATTTAATTCATCCTCTAGCCATCTATCTTTCTGACTTTCGGTTCGTTGTTTTCTGGGCTTGGGGGTTCCTCCAATTTGTTTAATGCCCGCCATACTGTCTCCTTTATTTCTCTATAAGTCTTGTCTTTAATATGTAAAATATGTTCTATCTCAGGATGTTTCATGAGAATCATATCTCGTTGCACATCTCTTTTCTTAAAATGACCATAAAAACCATCAGCTTCTATAACCATCCCAATCTCAGGAATCCAAAAATCTACCACGTATTTCATAAAATAATTCCCTTGATCATATCTTATACCGAATTCGTTTAGAATACCAGCAATTATCTGCTCTTGGGGTGTATGATCTTTAGGTGGTAAGTTCATTCTGTAATTTAATATAGATATCCTGATTTTCGGTAAAGAATTTCTTTACCCCATTCATACCCATAACCTTATCATCGCCGTAATTATACCACGGGCCAGATTGTTTTATAATACCACGTTCTACACCTTCACGTATAAAACTCTCCATAATATCAATCCCACCATCTACTCTAAAAGGTACAGTAGCTGATTTCCAATTTTCACCACCTACTTTACTTTTTCGTAATCTAACTTCCATATCGAATCCAACATTATCATTGCCTTCTTTAATCCATCCACTACGGCGTACCTGTAGTAGAAAGTGTGAGAAGAATGATTGTGCTAATCCACCGGGCATATTATCCAAAGCTACTGGCCCCATACTAGATCGCACTTGATTTATTGCAATAAAAGCTGAACCATTTTTTAAATTGGGCAATATTCGGGGTAACGAAGTATTAACAAATCTAGCTTGCCATGCCATTGGATTGTATGAAAAATCTTCATCATGTACTGCTGTTGGAACAAGCCCCGCTATACTATCTAGAACAATTAAATCTACCCCTTCTCGCATTAACTCTCTAGCAGTATTCATTGCGTCCTCACCATTAGTTGGTTGAGATACTAAGACTTGAGAAGAATCTACTCCGCAGCGTTCTACCCAATCTGAATCCCACGATAACTCTGTATCTATCCAAGCTGCCACACCACCTTCTTTTTGAACACTCCCAACAGCTTGAGATGCTAAATATGACTTACCCACATTGGTAGCCCCATACACTAAGGTCATTCGTTTCTTAGGTATACCACCACCAGTAAGAGTATCAAGAGCAGGAATCCCGAAAGCGATCCGTCCATAAGAGAACTCATCACTATTACCTCTAATTAAATTTAGATTCTTATTTTTTAATAAAGATTCTACTGCCTCTTCTGGAGTATTTTTCATTTGGTTCCCCTCTTCAAAATTGCCTCTGCCCATGCAAAATAAACAGCACAACATTGAATAATTTCGTTATACATTTGATCTGCGTCATGTTCCCAAATTGCTCTTGCAACTTCCCCATTTTCTTCAGCTGCAATGACACACCACCACTCGTCAGTATGTTGGGATTGATCCCCATACATAACATCTTGGCGTTCTCTTTCTGCTAAAACTGCTTCTAAAACATCTGCCCTAGGAACTTTTTTACTCATTAGAATCAAGTACCTCATCTATTTGTGAGTCAATTTTATTCTTCACAAATGTAAATACTTCATCTGATGCTATTCCTGCATCTGTTAATTGGGCCTCAATTGGTAACTCTGTATCTATTTGATCTACTGTTAAATCAATTCTACCGTATTGATTGGTATCTAATGGGCCTACCCTAAAAGTGAACCCTAAATGCATACTAACTTTTGGCATCTTTTTCTCCTTTTTCTTCTAATGGATAACTGAAACATTCTCTCTGTAACATTAATCCTATTATAGCATATCCAGCAATATCTATCAAGCTATCTTCTATAGATTCATGTTGAGGATTTCCCTTTTTCCATACTAAATGTTTTAATCTACACAACTTATCCCATAAACGAACAATTAAACCTTCTTCCTTAAAAATAAGGATGTTATCTGGGCCGTAGTCTCGATGTTTAGATGCTACAATACTAGCAATCTCTAAAGCTATATTTTTACTAGCTTGTTCAAATGTACCATTACTTTGTCTCACTCCAACTCCTCCATACTATTTAATAATTGGTATGGGTATAAATAGCAGGGTCTATTAGGAACTGGTTCTGACCAATATCTTTTCTGTTTTATATCCTTACCTAATGCCCATCCCATAATATCTACACAAGGTAGATCATGTAATCTAACTAAAATAAAAATTTGCTCGTCTTTATCTTTAGGGTGTAGTATCAGATTGCCATACGGATGATACGTACTACGTACTTGTAAGTTTGAACCCACATCTGCCTTAATGTTTTGGAAATCAGTTGCAAATCCAATCCATTCTTTATCCAAAGCTAACGATACAGCGTATTCTGCAATACATCCCTGTATATCAATATGATCAGAATCATTGTCTTTTTTACTAATATTGTATGCTCCCTTTACCCCAAGAGTTTTATCATAGCTATGACGTTTTTTGCCCATAGCTTTAGCATAACTAAGTTGTTTTTCTGTTAATGTAATTTTTAACATATAGCCCCCACATTTTACCAATCAATATAATTTTCAACTGAGTCGTCAGGTTTAATGTAATCCTTTTTAGTTGCCCAAGAAGGTGTACAAACTTCCATATCTACCTGTAATGGAATGTCTAAGGAATTAATTTCTAACAACTCTTTTATCTTAAATGGTATATTTCGTAGATCATCATCGTGTATTTCACAGATAATCTCGTCATGTACCTGTAATAAGATATTACTTTTTGTAGTTTCTAAATATTTATCTACCTCAATCATTCGTTCACTCATGATATCGGCACTAGTTCCTTGGACTAAATAATTTACTCCCTTATAAGCAAACTTAGGATTAATTTTATATACTCGTCCATATCTATTGCGTATCCATCCCCGACTTTCTACAGTTTCGACTACCTTATCAAAAAACTCTTTAGACCCCTCTAGGCCATCGAAATAGCGTTTTTTATACTGTCCCGCCTCATGGGGCGTAGTTCCTAATTGCAAGGCTAATTTATTGCGTCCTATACCGTAAATAGTACCAAAAGTAATTGCCTTCGCCATTTGCCTATAGAATTTATAATCAGCGTCATCTTCAGTTGTATTAAAGGCTAATTTCCCCGCCTCACCATGAAAATCTACATCATCCTTATTTAATAAAGCATCAATTACTTCATTACGAAAGTATGACATAAAAACACGAACTTCCATTTGAGAGTAATCAAAACCGACTAAAGTATAATTAGGTCGGGGTACAAACAATCTTCTTATAGCAATCTGTTTACCTGAGTCTTCATCAAAAGATTCATCTCCCATAAAACCCCATGTTTGTAGAACTTCATTAGACAAGTTAGTACTCTCAGTACTTTGCCCTTTAGCAGCCATTGTAGCTGCGATTCTATTTTTCACATCGGCTAAATCTGAATCTGTTAATTCATTGTACTTTAATTTAAAGTGATTTCTGGGTATATTTTGTAGATTTGGTTCTCTACTAGACAGTCTACCTGTTGCAGCCCCCCAATTACAAAAAGAAGTATGCATAGTGTTGTCAGGAATATCTAAATAAGGTTCAATATACGTTGATTGTAATTTCAATAAAGTTCTATATTGCCTTATCAATCCTGCCATTGGGTGGTCAATTTGAATTAAAGCTGACTCACTCCATGAATCGGCTCCCTTGGCAGTTTTAACTGGAGAAGATATCCCCAAAGTTGCAAAAGCTTCTCCAATCTGCTGAGAACTACTTATATTAAATTCTGTCCCTGCGATTTGATGAATATCTTTAGTAATGTCTTCTAATCGGACAGCCAACTGTTCATTAGTTTGTGTAGCATAAGTTTGATCTACACTAATCCCTCGTTTTTCCATCTTGTATAAAACTTTAGTTAACTCACATTGCATGTTAAGTAAGTCTAATTGTTTTGTTTCTTTTAATTTCTCAAAACGATCTTCATAAAGTTTATATGTCATTAAGACATCTTGCTCACAATATGGCCCTAAAATATCTGGTGGGGCTAATGAAAAATCTTTATTCCATTTATTCTTGCGAAGTAACTTCTTTGTGTCTACATCATACTGTCCATATTCCGAACCATAAGTACGAATTAAAGTATCTGTTAATCCAAGGTCTTTTGTATCTGAATGTTCAGACATTCTAACCATTACAATAACATCTACTAATTGCTGATCTTTAACCTCTAAACCATCGTTAGCTAGAAAATGTAGATCAAATTTTAAGTTATATCCAATCAATGTTTTACATTCGGATAATAACGCCATCAAGTCATGTGCAAAAGCAATGGGTAAATTTTCACCTGATTGATGCCTAAAAGGGAAATATAAGGAATCATTGGGGCTAGTTGCTATACCAACCCCACATAATTGATTCCACCCAAAGGCTTGTAAACCATTTGTCTCAACATCAACAACTAGCTTATCAAGCCCTTTAAGGCTCTCAAGGGCAGAAACGCATTCTTCTGCCGTTGTAATGACTGACATTAGAATAAATCGTTAGATTCTGAACTCGTACCATTACTGTCAGAAGTAGGTACATCACTATATCGTTCTAGATAATAGTCCTTAATAGCAGGAAGATCACCTATTTCTGTAAGTTTATCTTCTGGAATTTCTACTTCTCTAGGGGTAGAAGTAACCATATAAGAAGTATCGTAGGCTCCAGTACCTGTACGTTTAACTCGTACTACTCCTTTGTCTAGTTGTCCCCAATCACTATAAATGTCTACCAACTGGTTCCAAATATAGTCGCTTCGTCCAAAGCTAAGAGGTACGACACGGAAATCATTAACCGTCTCTTTAAACATCTTTTTACCTGCTGGCCCCTCAACTTCTTCCCAAGTATCTACTCTTTTCTCAGCATGAATAACCTCGTGGACATACGCCCAAAAAGCGAACTTGTGAGAAGGTCGAGTATCCGAAGGCACTTCCGAAATATCTATGGAGTCATCTTTAAGAACAGATACCCATCGGTTACCTACTCTATAGACATACAAATATATTTCGTCTAATAAAGTGTCATCATCCTTACCAGTTGCTACTGGACTCATGAAGGCTTGATCCCCATCCTTAAACCAAATCTCACGGTTATTAGCCCGATCTTGATTAAAGGCAGGACGGCGATTATCTTCTCTTATTTTTTGTATTCTAGAAATACCACTCATGTTTCTTATCTCCTTTTACCAATAAGTTTTATTTTCTAATACCTTATGTAATTGTGTTGCTTGTCTAATATCTTGAACATCTTTATACTGTTTCGGTATTTTTATATATGATACCAGAAACCTATCGGACATGTCAAGTAGTGCGTTATTTATCCCTTTTTGCCCCGCTGTGTCATTATCTAAACATAGCACAACTTCAGAGGGATGTAAAGAACTAATTAAATCAATTTGTGTTGGAGAACATATTGCTCCTAAAATAGCCACACTTGAATAGCCATGTAAGTCTAACCATATCGTATCTAAGGCTCCCTCAGTTACATATAATCTATCTATTACAGGAGGCAACAAATGAATACCAAATAAAGAGCGAGATTTTTTAAAACCTTTAGAATAAAGGTATTTAGGAATTGCTTGTTGTCTACGAGTTATCCAACCCTTTGTTTGTTTATCTATGTCGAAAACAGGTAAAACAAAATCACCATATTCATTTATAGAACAATCCCATTTATTAATACTGTCAGAAGAGAAGTCCCTTTTATAAATCCAATGTCCCGATGGAACAGGTTTTAAATTATTAGATGGAGGAATAATCTCTTCTATTTCAATCTTTTGTTCAATATCATCAAGTAAAGAAAAAGAGAATGAAGATAACAACATCTCTTTTTCTTCGGGGTATTTTCCAGAAAGTTTAAAAATGAAATACGGCAGTCCGCCTTGCCCACATCCCGCAAAACAAATCCATACACCCTTTTCAGTATTAATTGAACAGGATGCCACAGTATCGTTATGAAATGGGCATGGAATATTAAACTGTGTTTTCTCTACTGGAACGTCTATATCGTGATCCAATAGTAGAGAAATCCAATCCATTATCTATCCTTTTTATTTTTTCTTAAAAACAAAACTACTTCGTTAACATAGCCATTCTCGTCTACGCAAGTACCACGCATGATATCACCCGCTGTAACTGCTACACGAGGTTTTCCTACACCCTTACTATTAGCTGTCTTAACAACTACTTGGTCAGGTGTGGGGGCTGATTTAAACCAATTTAGTAGACTCATCTTGTCCTCCTTATTTTCTAGACCCACAAAATATTATACTAAAATTAGACGACTCTGTTAAAAGTCACCCCAATCATAATCTTGATCCTCATAAATTTCGCCATTATTAATATTCCATTGCATTACCGCAAGATCAACTCCAACGTCATCATCACGATACTTTTGGAACTGTACTAATCGCTTATTTTTATCATCTTCCATAGCACACATAGCTAATACTACATCAGAAGCCCTTATTAAGGCATCCCCAAATGCTACTTGATCCGCCCTAGGAGGCGAAAACATGTTCGCAGCATCTCTATTAGCCTGAGTGGATACGAAGATACATGTATCCATAGAAGTGCATAAATTTTTAAGACCGTAAAAAAGAGCATGAGATTGTTCCCACATAGCTGATTTTGTATTTGTTGATATTAAGTAAACACCATCTATGACTACAAAGTCAGGGGTGTGTTTTCTTATCAACCCCGCTATACTTTCTAAAGATATACCAGACTGTCCTTCAATATGATCACAAACTAATAATCGTCTATTATTGGACTCTTTTAAAAATTTCTTATATGTGTCTTGTTCTATCTCTTCCCCTCTACGTAAAGCACTATGAGATAGTTTATACCCCATTTTATGTGCCATAACCACATCTGTTCTAAGATTAATAGCCCTTGCTGACATTTCTGTTGAAATTAATAGTGTTTTAAATCCCTCCATTACTGCTGTAACAGCGGCATCTACACACATCCATGTCTTTCCAATAGTTGGTCTAGCAAAAACTGATACTAACTCTCCTGCTTGCCATCCTACTCCTGTGGAATTAAGTGTTTTAAAGCTGGTAGGTATCCCTATCATGCCGTCACCTAATTGGCGTTTCTTAACTCTAGAAGCATATTCTTCAAACCGATCTAATGTTCCACCATCATAATACATAATGGAATCATCTTCTTCTATTTCTACTTCGGCTAATCCTGACATAATATTGGTCAATGCCTTATGTGGATTATCCTCAACTAACCCCTTCTGTGCTTGTATCGTCTTTATTATTTTACGCTGTAAAACCTGAGATTTAAAAGCGTCTAACGCAAAATCAAAGTTAGTTGCTCTAGCTTCATAGTCTAATGTTGGAAAACTGTCTTGCAAAACACCATCATTTGGAAATTCTTTATGGTTATCATAGTAATCCATGATAAACCTATATGCGTCTCCATGCTTCGCAAAATCGTCTGCTGAATACTTAAACTTTCTTAAACTAGTTGTATCATTAATCCCAAAAACTAATGCTGATTCGATGTATTCGTAACTACTCATTGTGCCTCTCTTGAATATAAAACCCTATTTTCTTTTCCGTGTACGTAAAAGTATAGCCCAGAGTTAATATTCTTGTCAACCTCTTTACGTGCTTCAGCAAAATCTGTAAATATACCAACTACTTTAATTTCATCAGTCTTAGGGTTGACTGATAAAACCCGAAATTCTTCATCAGCTAACCTAACCCATTTTATATTTTTAGGAAGATTTCCTCTTTCGGGGCTTCTTATCAGATGTCCCCTCATATTGTTTCTCTTTCTCATCGGCCCATTCCCTTAAATCATTTGTTAATTCTTGTAACTGTTGGTACTGTGGTGCGGATGGTAACCATGTCGCCCCTAATAATTCTTTACGTTTCCACTTTTGTTTAATATTTTTATCTCCTTCAGTATGTACAAACCAGTATATTTTAGCACTAGTAGAAGGAATATAATATCTTAATCCTGCCATTACATAAGGAATATTAACGGAACGATCATTCGCTCTCACTCCATTATATACTGCACAAGCCATTTTGTATGCCCCATGTTCATTCAAAGCTTCTTTAATAAGATGCATTTCATGACCAATAAATCTAGCCACGATATACTCACGACCAAATTTATCCGCATACAAAGTCGTGAAAATATTAAAAATATCTTTAGCGTTATAGGTGGAAGGTAGTTTCTGATGAGTTTCCATGCAATTTATCTCTTAATGATTGTCTAATCTTATATGCAGATTCTCCTAAATCAACAGTAATCTCACCCATCGTCATTCCATCCATACGTAACATAATAAAACTTCTCTCGTCATCGGAAATATTATACTGATTAATTAAATCATCTACTAACATTGAACCATCTAAATCAGGGTCTTCCGATAAAGCTTCCACAATTTCTAACGGTACTAACTCAGAGTCCGCAAAGGTTTCATCCAAACTATTTATGTTAGGTACTCGCTGTGCCTGTGAAATAAGAGTTCGGATTGTATTCATCATAGCTGTATGTAAATAAGTATGAAAAGAAACTCCACGAGCCTCATCAAATTTTTTAGCTGCTTTAACTAAAACTATCCGTAATTCTTGAGCAATATCATCTCTATCCATTCCTTTAATAAATGTTGTAGAAGATATCTTTTGTACTTTAGGTTCCCATTGATTAATTAAATCATTGTTGATTAGCATTTTCATCCTTCTGGTAATTCCATTTTTTCATGGGTGAGGATGTCGGGGTCTTTTTACGATTTGCAGAATCTTCTTGTAACCTAGTAATTAAAGTTTTCTTAGTAGGCCATTTTATATGATTAGGACGTATATACATTCGTCTACCTAAAAATCGTTCAAGTGTTTTTACCGATTGTTGTATTTGCTCATAATCTTCCCAATTATGGAAACAGATATCAAAACATCTATCTGGTGTTAATGTTAATGCAGCAGCCGATTTTACAGTTAAAGACGAATTATTAGAATTACCAAGTCTATCTAAAATTTTATTTATTTCGCCTACTAACAATCTACCTAATTTATCATCTACATCTTTATGGTGTGCTACCCAATGGATAGCAGATAAAATAGATAGCGGCTCTTGACATTCCTCTCGTGCTATAGAAATAGCCTCCTGCCCTTCAGAGGGCAGGAAGGATATGTAATTATCTAATAATGTTGTCATTCTACCTGTACAGATATAGTTTTGGGCTGTGCATCTTCAGCCTTGGGCATTGTGATACTAAGAATGCCATTCTTGTACGCAGACTTAATCTCGTCCATTACTACATTGTACTGTGCTATATTAGGAATCGTCCTAGAATAATTAAAGGCTTTTATACCTTTATATAAATATTTGTTATCAGAGTCAGCCTCTGAAGTGGCATTTCCTTCAACGGATATTTTTAGTGATCCGTTATCTAGATTAACTAAAATTCCATCTTTTTCTGCACCGGGAATTGCAATTCGGATTTGATACTCTGTTGGACGTTCTATAATATCCATTGGGTATCTTTCCTCTGGTGCAACAAAGTTAAACCATTTGGAATCAAATAAATCCGTTATAGTGTTATGAATCGTGTCATATTTTCTTAAAGTCATAGTCTTATCTCCTGTCTTATACTTTGGCATTTAGCCATACCTTATTATACTAAATTTTATTTGGTCTGTCAATGTAGCAGAGGTCATATAGTATCCCGTTTATAAACGCAGTCTCTACTACAATATATGTATTCTTGACCTTGAGAATATTTAAACTTCAAATATGCCCTAGTTCTATAGAAAGGAACATGGCACACAGAGCAATTAACCTTAATATGTCTGTATTTAAATGAGCATTCTTTAGAACAAAACTGCCGTTTTTTAGGTAATAGTTCTTTACATTGCAAACAATAATAGGCTGTTTGTCGTTTTAGTCTATTATTAGTAGGTAAATCGTGTTGTTTTAAAACTCTATGAATATACTGACGAGATACTGAAAAATGATCTGCTATTTGTTGCAAAGTCATTAACGGATGTTCTTCTTTAAATATACTGATCCGTTTAATATCCCTCTTTTTCCAGCCTGTCTTTCTCATTAGACATCAGTCGTACCTTTTGTAAAGTCTAACCCACCTATATCAGTTTGTGTCTTTAACCATGCATATGCTTGCTTTATGGGGCTTTTATTTTCCCCTAGTAAAACACTATCTGCAAAATATGTTGCATTATCTGTTTTAGACACCTCTATATGCGAAACTAAACAAGGTGTTTTTTGTTGAGATATATCTGCTTTACTTCTAGCGGTAACATTATGGTAAACCTGTATTTGTATATTACTACTATTACCAGATATATGTACAAAACCGATTATTGTATAAGAATCTGCATGTGTAGCACCATATTCATCTGTAATACTTTTTTGGATTGCCATTTTATCCTCCTTCTAAGGTCTTTACTCTAGCTTCTAACTTTTTCAATTCTTCTATTAATAATACTGAAAGCATTTTATAATTAACTGCATCAGGTCTATTCTGATCATCATAGGTTATTAATTCAGGAAGTTCTAAATGTACTTCTTCTGCTATTAATCCAAAATCATTTTTCCCCGTTACAGTTACTGTCGAGGTAACATCTTCATTTGAATCCTGATCTGTTGTATCAATCCATTTAAATGATTTAGCTGTCAGATTATATATTTTAGCAGAGTCTATAGATAATGCAGCAATATTTTCTTTATATCGCTGGGATGAACTTGTCTTACGCAAGTACCCATTAGTATTAATCTGTAAATCATAATCACCAGTTCCAGTAGTAACGGATTTTAATTTTACTGAACTTTCAGCTTTTAAAACGCCCGCAGTAATATCAGGATACGTACCATTTTCGCTCCCTATAGACCCTGTAGAAGCGTAATAATCTCCTTCGGTTATATTGGTAGAACTTGTCCACCAAGCCATTCTATTGCCTGTTCCATTACCTGTAACCTCTCCATCATCACCAGCTGGCCCTTGTATTCCTTGGATTCCCTGTATCCCTTGCTGTCCCGTATCTCCACGGGGAATAACGAAGTTTAATTGAACATCATCACCAGAATCACCGTCTGTAACAATAGCGTTAGTTCCAGCATTTCCTGTAGTAGTACTTCCTACAGTCACAGAAGCACCACCCCCACCATCAGCCCATGTTAAAGTAGCCAGCCCAGCCCCTGCGGTTCCATCAATCTCAGTTACGGTATTAACTTTTAGAAATTTATTCACGGCGGGTTGAGAATTAGGAAACTTAATTTTGTAGTTCTCTGATCCACCGGGCAACAAGTGTAAATGTCTGTTATCTTTAGATAATAATAAACCAGCCCAACCATAAACCCCATGCTCATTATTAATTTGTGTGGGAGCATTACCTGTCCCCCAAAAAGTTTCATCAACTTCCTCATTACCACCGCTACCCATGTACCCACGTATATATCCTAAATGATGACCATGTGTAGAAGTATTTGCATGTGCGCCACTTTGTGAAAAAAGTCCATAGGGTGTTGAAGTCCCACTTACTGAACCAGATACACTTAACATAAAACCTGAAGTTTCCTGTAAAATATTAAGCCCAAAATCTCTATTATTATATGTTCTGAGGCGCATTCTAGGATTATTATTATAATCATATACTTTCATTCTTTCCGTAGCGGCTCCTATATTTCCAGTACCACTCCACAAATCAAGTCTCTGATTTCCTGAAGTATTTAACTTAATTCCACTATAGTCTGTGGCTGTTGTTTGTATAGTCGAACCAGTAATCGTATGTTTTACGTCTATAGCATCTGCTACAAGTTGATCTGTATCAACCACATTTGATTGAAGATACCCAGTTTTAATACTTCCTGCGGTTATATCAAAGCCGTTTACAGACATTGATCCACTACCTAATGGCATAATAGATGGTGCAAAACCATCTCCGATTTCCGTAACTCTTATTTCAGCAAGAGGTACTCTATTTTTATCCGCCATAATAGCACCAGTAGTAGTGAAATATAATGTTTTATTTGATGTACCTTTTTGTAATGAGTAATCTATGAAAGCATAATATGTTGTATTCTCTGCTAATTCGGATATAGTCCCCGCTCCATATATAGCATATGAACCTGAGTTATTAGCGTCATGATCCCCTCCAGCAACAATAGCAGCAGCAATACCATCAGCAGTTGTTATTGTAGCATTAGAGTTTGCACCCTTACTTCCCCATTTAACATGTCTATGAGCATTTCCTGTGGTAGCCCCTGTTGCAATAATATTTAAATCTGTAGAAAAGGTTTGGTTTCCTTTTGGTTGTTGGCTTGGTTCAACTTGTTTTGGTAACTCAATCTTTTGGCTTACAGCATTTGCAATACTTGCTTGTATACTTGGTCTTGCCCAACCGCCCTCATCACGAGCCTCTGATCCTACTACATCTAATTCTGTACTAGAAACGCCGGGTTGTTCGCTATAGGATATACCTGTAACAATAGACCGCATTCCTGTAACACCAACTAGATCATTACGAACATATACCATATCTCCTGCTCGTACTGGAATGTAAAGTCTTACTTTATCCCCATTAGAGACAGAACCAGTAGACCAGTTAGAAACAGTAATATCATTATTAGTACAAGAACTAATATAACCATATGTAGTTGTAGGTTCATTATTAGCATCTAGTTTAACAACTGTCATTCCAGATTTTACGCCATAATTAACTATATTTGTCCAAGTTATAACTCCACTAGTAATACTAACATTTGTATTATCTATATAGAAATGGGGTTTTCGTAACATACGAACTTTACCCCTAACTACTTGAGAGGCTGTTCTCATTAATCTAGAAACTACACTTTCTATTATTTGTGATGGGCGTGTTTCATTAGAAGCATTTATACGAAATGTTCTATTTATACCATACGCCGCTGATTGTCTGGAAACTAATTGGAAATTACGCCCGCTGTTTGCAGTACTCCTAAACGTTGTTCCCGGCATTTCTACCATATCAGATGTTACTCCTGATACAATAGCATACTCAGGACTTGAATCAGAACCACCACTAGTAGCACTTAAATAATGTAATTTACCTACATCTGTTCCATTAGTTAATTCAAGTGTATCACCTGTTAATAGTGATTGCTGCATACTATTAGGGTAACAACTAAAACTTGATCCGCCATTAATACTTTTTATTTTCCATAATTCCATATTTATGGTTTTTTCAAATAGTTCGTTCTCATTTCCAGTTTCAAAATCTCCTGCGTCAGAATAATGAACTAAAGCATTTGAATATAAATCTTCTTTCGGGCGTTCAAAATCAAAATCTTGTAGCATGACTTCGGTACGCCCATCTGTTGTGAATCCACCACTTTGAGGATATTCTACCCGTAATCCATACGTTTGAGGAGCCGCATTTGGTCGGGTTCCTCTTGGGAAATAATTAAAAAAGGCTGCTGGATTATGATTAGTAGCTGTAGAAGTTATATTTGAATCTACATAATAATCATACGAAAAACTTGTTCCTGAACTATCTAATGGTTCAGCTGCTGAAAGATTTGCAATATGTCCTAATGGAGATTTTTGGGATTGTGTCCCTAATTCATACTTACCATCTTGTCTAAATTTCTGATTAGATTCAACAAACTTAGTTCCCCCGTTAAGAACGGTAATATTACCGTCACGAGAATACAATCTAATCAAAGATTTAATTATTCCGCTTCTATCTGCATGAGCCGTTGCGTAATATTTTCCTTCACTATCTAAAGCTGCTCCGGGGCCAATATTTGTACCAACACTTGCTGAAGTATTTATAGTAAATCCAGCATTTCCATCGGTCATATTATCACGTAGTTCCGACATAGCGTCCCTACACGTTAATTCCATTACATTTCCATATTGAGCATCATATACTTCTTTAACTCCATATACTCTACCCGAAAATAGGATGGAATAAGATTCTTCATCTCGTATACGAATCTGCATAAAGTCCGTAAAGACTCCTGTAAATGGGCCTTTTCGTGAACTTGCACTTGCATGATACGGATCGGAAGAACGGTTACTTAATGTAGCAACACCATTTCTAGGAGAACCCATTGTTTCTCGTATACTAAAAGATATTAACGCATTAGACGTACCTGTTACATAAGCAGTAGTCCATGCTGATCCATTCCAATATTGTAAAATAGAACGTTGATAAGCCATTTAAACTCCTAGAATGTAATATCGTTACGACCCTTGGCGATAAATTGCATTGTGTACTGCCATCTATCCTCTTGGGCTGGTAGAACTGAAAATTGTGCCTGTTGAATTGCAACATGATACAAAGCCCCACCCGTAGCGTTAGCACTATTAGTTGATACAGGAGTTGTGGTATCGCCCCACTCTATTTGTAATGTAGTAGAAGTATCAGTAACCCATTTCATAGCTACTTCTTCTAAGTAATTTTTATATGGGATGAAATATGTTTCACCACTTACATTTAATGTTTCCATTCCTCTTGTCCCCGCTGGGCTATTACCTGTTGTAGCAATATATGTTGCTTCAGTATCTATTATACCAGATAATGTTATTGCGGGTCTAAAAATACCTAAATCTAATAATTCAGGATTTCTTCTGGGTATTGGAATCTGAATAGGAGTTTTAGCAATAGATACAGAAAATTGTTCGGCTTTTAATGCAAGTCGAACTGTGGCGGCTCCATGAGTGCCATTTCTAAGTAATACTGCTAATGGTGAATCCATTATTCATCTCCTATTTCTTAACCTTATACCATATTATACGGGCTAGTCCAATTCCACCAACAACTACTGAAGTCCATGCAACGATTTGTAGAGTAAGTATATCTTCTCCAAAACCATGCCTAGAAAGATCAGCTATAATTCCACCAAATAATATTAATGGTATTGGAAAATAAGCTTTTAAAAAGTTCATTTTATCTCCTAACTATAGTATCCACCAGACGGTGAGGATGGATTCAATGTCATTCCTGAAGTATCAAAGCTTGATAAACCAAACTGTCTAGCTAAACCAGCTTCGTTAGACATATATTTGTCGTGTTCACTTATTTGATCCCCTGTAATATGAACATTTACACTTACTTCTTGAGGCTTTTGTTGTTTTTGTTCCGCCCAACTCTGCAACTCCGTTGCTGCCATTCTCAAAGCTGGGGAACTCTTGTGATCCCCAAATGGTTTTAAGACATCCAAAACGTCTGCCATAAAATTAAGCCCCCAAGCCATCATATTTGCGACTTTTGGGGCTATCCAATCCCACCCAGTTTTGATCCAACCAAAAAATGGGTCTAAAATTTTATTATAAATCCAGAATGGAGCCTTTAAAATAAATGTTATTACATCAAAAATTGCTTTAATTAAAGGCCAAATAAGCTTAACAATTACTTTACCTATGACCCATAAAATCATTTTGCCAACTGGAAGAATTATATTGTCAAATGCACGTATTATAAGATCAATCCACGGTTTAACTGCTTCCCACATTGGATGAAATATTTCATCCATAAATTCGTCAAGAATTGGTTGTATAGTATCCCTTACAATTTTTAAAATATCCTCAAGATGAGGCATAAAAGTATCAACTATTTTATTAACTATTGGGAATAACTCGTTATTAACCCAATCCATAAATTCTACAGCAATCTCACCTAAAGATACTATAATAGGTTTCACTAGAGGCCATGCTATATCCCATAGACTATGAACTATATTAAATGTAGTCTCAAGAAAATTTTTATAGAAATCTCTAACCTCATCATACATTCGAGAAACTATTGGAAACATATCATCTACTATAAAATTATATACATCATCTAAAGTAGGAACTAACCAATCAAATATATCCGAAAATATCGGAAGCATATCGTTTTTAAACCATTCATAGGTCTTTTCAAGTTCATTCCATATAAAATCTAAGACGGGCTTTATTCTACCCCAAACTTCTGTTAAAAACCAAGTCTTAATTGCGGGGAAGTTATCTTGAATTATACCAAAAATTTCCTGTAGTAAAGCCCATTTTTCTGATAACCAATCGCCCATCCCTGCAAATTTACCGATTATAATTCCAAATAAATTCTTTATTATAGGGAATACATTTCCTTCTAACCAATCAAACCCTTTTTGGGCCATTTCTGCTACCCAAGGTATTTTATCACCAAGTGTTTGAATAACTTTTGCGAATAGGGGCATGAAAGGTGCTAGAATTACATCTACAAATCCGCCTAAGATTTGGAATAATGCACCTAACGTACTGGTAAATATCTGTGATTGACGTAATAAGGCACTAATACCAATATTAATACCTAATATACCCATACCCTTACTCAGTAATCCTTTGGCGAGTTTAGGCATACCTATGACGCTTTTAGCAACACTACTTAACCCTCCTACCATAACACTACTAGCCTTATTAGCCATCTTCATGCTAGTAATACCCATTTTGGTTCCAGTTCGGGCAAGTTTACCTATTTTAGAATTATAAACGGAATTAGCTATGTTTGTAGCTTTTTGAACACCTTGATCTTTCTTGTCAGAAACATATTGTTTAGCTTGAGATACAGCACTAGTCATTAGACCTACTGTATTCAAAGTATTCATAAATATACTTCCAACTGTTTGACCGTCTGGCATTTATAATTCTCCTATATTGTTGGCATGTGAGGAGCCGTTTGACGGGCTTGATCCTCGGCTTGTTTTTGCTCTATAGCAATATCTATGCCAATAACTAAATTAATTTCATTTTCCGAGAATTCTTGTATAGCATTCCACGGAATCCCCCGCTTTAACAGTTGAAGTATAGTAACCCAATAATAGTATAATCGTCCTTCTTCAGGAGGGAATTCTCCTGCGCCTCTTAGAAAGACTAAGACCCTTTTTTTACATCATCGGGGTTTAATTGATTACCATCGCTACCAAAAGCTTGCGGAACTAAAGCTTCTAAAGCTGCTCCTAATCTTCCATCAATTGACAGTAGAAAAGCTTCTGTAGTTTTCCCCCAAGGAGCCTCAAGAATCATTTCTTTCAAGCATTCTCTTACATAGACATCCCCACTAAATGATGTTTTACCACCATCTGACCAATTAAGGCACTTAGAAATTAACTGGTTTCGTCTACTCCAAGATAATTGTTTTACCGTAATGCTAAAACTTTCTCCTGTTTCGTCTATCGTTACCGTTTTTTCTATAGGGACATTCTGTATTTGATATTTGCTTAAATCAAATGACTGTCCTGCTCTGGGTTTACTATTCTTTGCTGTTGTCATAAAATCCTCTCTTTTAATTTATGGATATACTGGTACACTATCCTCTATAGTAATTTTTAGTTTTCTAAATATTAAATCTGCGTCTACTTGGAACGGATTATCCGTAGTCAAGTTATGTGGTGCAGAATTTATAAATAAACCTTGAGAGTTTAATGCATGTGAGGGTGTCGTTGGACTACCCGCAGTAGTACTCCCCGGTATATCTATTGTAATTTTATCGTTTGCGCCTCTTTCAAATACTAGAGAAGCCGTAAAGCCCGTGCGAGCATTATTAGCTGCGCCTCCACCGTAGTGACCCTCTAATAACAATTGCTTAAATAATTCTAACGCCCCTGCTTGGGAATTAGAATTTGCGGCAACTGTATCAGGAAGAGCCAATGAAGCACTCATAGAATACTCTCTTGCTCCTTCTCTGATTTCATATGGCCCACGATGTCGATCACCTTGTCTACCTATGTAGTATCTAGGCTCTTCACCGTTAGCTATTGACAATGAGAAACTTCGCATTCTAGCAACTTCTTGTCCATAGAATTTAACTGTTCCATTAGAAAAGTAATAAGGTTCAGTTGTTGGATAACCTGTGGCATCATTTTTGCCGGGTTCTCCAACATCATCTGAATCAATTTTTTGCATTAATCCAAATCTAGGCATATTAGCAGTTGGATTAGCACCACTAAATAATTGTGAATTTGTTTGAAGTTGTTGGTTATGTACCATGTCTAGGAAGTTTACTGAATCCCATGACATTGTAACAAGTCCGCCTTCTTCAGCAGATATTGTCGAAGACCCTATCATGCCACCAACATATCTTCTATCAAAATCATTAGCTGCTGTCTCAGAACTATCTCTCATATGTATATGCCAAGAAACAGTATCTAAATCAACTGTCTCTTCAATTGTATGGGTATATGTAGCACCAGCACTTACTTCATCAATAGAAGTAGTACCTGAATCATGATTAAATTGCAACGGGGCATTTAATTTCCACGTATTACCAGTAGGGTTCGCAATAAGTCTTCGTACTTCAGATATTGTAGTAGACCCATCATCAATATTAATATAATCTCCTACAGCTAAACCAGTACCAGCAGATGCCGTAATATATATATCCCCCTTCTTTGCAGCCGCCATTGTTAATGATCCGCCTGTAAGAGAAGATGGTGTCGTTACGACTTTACCAATTGGGAACCTTAAAGGCCACCCATTAAGTAATACAATCCCGCTAACTGATCCTGAAAGAGTCTGTTGACCGGGATACGCAACTGACCAGTTACGTTTTGATTGTGTCCCTAAGAAACGTCTACCTTCTATTGACATTTCTGGATCGGGGGTATCTACAGTTTCGTACACACCGGGAATATAAGTAATAAATTTATTATCATCATTACGTCCGCCCGCCCCACCAATCGCATTAATTTCTTTAACGTCTTGCCCTGATGGATGATAAAAAGCTGTTGGTCTATCTAAAATAAATGTTGTACCACTAATTGATTCAATTCTACGTACTTCATGTTCGTGTACAGTTGAAGCAGCTGATCCAGCTACCGTTCCAATACGAATCTGATCCCCAACTGTGAAGTTAGTAGCACTTGCTACAGTAATAGAACGAGAACCCGCATCAAATGCGGCATTAATTGTAGTAGACCCCCCACTTGAAGTTTCTGGGGTTCCTTCCATCATTTCAGGGTCACCGCCTTGGGCGGCTTCTGTTGCAAATGTTAATTGTGCTTGATCACTTCTATATACAGCCATATCGTTCCTCCATGTATATTATTATACTAAAAAACAACTAAGTTTCTAATAGGACGGCATTATTTACTAGCTGTATATCTACCGTGCCTGTCCACATGTTTACTTGTTCAGCAGTTTCTTCGTTAAATCCCATAAATTGTTGTCTTTGAAAATTTGTTAGGCTATGCATTCTATTATGGCAAAGTCGCCTAATTTCTGCCATAAGATCGTATAAACGTTGCCTACTTACATTTGTAAATACTTCCAACTCTATATTATACGTTCTGTTACCGTATTTCCAATTTCCAATAGGTTCTTCATCAAAGCTTCCAGAACGACCTATTACATGATCACCGACATTTAAATCAAAGCGTAATGGTTCATTTGCTCCATTAACTTCAATAAAAGATGGTTCAGCAACATTACTACCATTCCATTGCCCATCTAAATCTGCTAATACAGTCGTAATTGGTATAGGTTCAGGCATTAAAACACCTCAAAAGAACGCAAAGAATCTAGACGATCTTCTATTTCTGCTTGCCAACCGTCTATTTTTTGTGCTAATTGTACTCTGTCTGTACCACTTACGACTAAATTACCAAAATCTGAACTTCTAACTATGTCTATTGCGGCAAGCTTTTTTGCTAAATCCTGCACTATACCGCCTTGTCTATAGTCTGTATTTATATCTCTACCAGATAAATAAGTTACTTTTACTGGCATTGTGAATTCACCACCACCCCATCTCCATACTGGAGCATTATATGACGTAAAACGTGCAGGAAGAAGGAAATATCTGGAAAAATGTACTAACCCTGTATCAGGGACAAGGAAATAATCTTTACTACGACCTTGTGTACGATCATCCCACGTTGCTCCATTCCATACCTGTAAACGTAATATTTTATAGGGGTCTGGTCTATCTAATTGAAAACCATTTAAATTAAATTGATGGTATTCGTTTTGTGTGTACGCTGGTCGCCATGACTTCCTAGTTTGGAAATCTATGACTGATTGAGCCTCTAGAATAAACTGTTCTACCGTTCCCTGTGAAGGAGTTGTAGTAGTTGTAAAATCTGTTGTACTTGTTATATTACCAAGTTGTAATAATTCAAATACATCTTTAGTTGTACAATATGCTGTATACGCCCGCATTTGTATACGTCTAACTGTGGGTGCAGTAGTTACACTTGTAGGAGAAGAGGCTCTTATCCAATATTTTGTAATACTGTTTACGGCAGTTGTTGCCCAACCATTTACTAAATTATACGGAAATATCTCTGCCCCGTCCCTAGCAAATTCATATGGGCCACCTTCGTTGTCATCAGGATCAAGTTCGTATCGACCTGAAGCTGGAACAAATTCAGTCCATGCAGAGCCATTATAATACTCCCATTTAACTGAACCTAAATTGCCCGCTGTTTCCAAATCAAAAATAGCCATGTCAAACTTTGAATCATGACCTAAATATAAGAAATGGTTAGTTCCACCTAGTATACTAAAAACTGTCCCCGCTGGAGACTGTGCTTCTAATGTAACATCAGTAAAACTACTTCCATTATACGTAAATATTTTTGTGAATTCGGCTCCAGCAGTCGCCATAATTACCTCTAAGTAGAGGGGTGTTCAACACTACGGTCTAGGTTTTCTCCCTCTATATTTGCTGCTTCTGAATTATCATCAGGAATGATATCCGCTACATCAGCTTCTTCTTCGGGAAGTTTTCCACGTAAATACATAGAAACTCCATTTAGATTTTGTATCTGTGTAACTAATTGTTCTCTCGCAGCATTTATTTTGTTTAATTCATCTACTAACTTTGTTAGCTGATCATTAACTGCATTTAAATCCGTCTGTACATCTGTCTCATTTAAAGTAGTCATCTTAAACTCCCATCTTTTCTTTTTATCTAGAACAGTACGTTCTGTATGGTATTATACCATACTAATTGTAGTTTTTCAATATTTCTTATTTACTAATTTAAACCTTTGGGCCTTTTAATTATATGGTTCTAAATAAATATTTCTTTCTCTATCTGATAAAGCATCGAACTCTTCTTTTAAAGATTCTATATGGGCATCTCTTTCTGTATCCCCTTCATCATCCTCTGTTCTATCTTCAATTTGATTACGAAAAAAATTTATGACTATTACTTTTTTATCTGCATCACTTAATTTATTATACATAAATTCAGAAAGTACATCAAGTTGTTCAGATTCTTTTAATTCTCTAATATCCATTATATAAAATTCTCCTTTATGCCGACTGTTTAATAATATCTAAAGCAACAACAAAATTACATTTTGGTGTAGGTCGCATTTGTGTTGCACTTAGCATACTACCTTCACTATAGCCAATTGATGCGGCTAACTTATTGCCTTCAGATAACCATATAGGCTGGGTTAAGATTTTATTTTGCACACCAGCTACCAAGCTTAATCCTTTTGTAATTGTGCCAACTGCAACATTACTTGCGGCGGTTATAATATCATTCCCAGCAGAATCGTGAATTGTATTTGGAGTGGCTCCAGTTGCAGATAACCCTTGTACTTGAACCGTTAAAGATAAGCCGGGGCCTTCACCTGTAGCATATATTTGGTTAATTTTAGCTATATACCCTGTTGGTACTGCTAGTAATTCGGTTGCATCTGCCCCATTTAAACCAATCATTCTGGTATGGCTATAATCATAATTGCTACTACTACCAAAAGACGTAGTAGATGCCGATACCTCAACACTTCCTGTTGTTCCTGTTGGCGCATGGACTAAAGTATTTCTGTTTCTCTCATCATATGAACCTGTAGAGCCTATATCTGTTATATCTCCACCAGAAGGGTTAGCGGTAGAAAACGAATGACCATTAACATATCGTTCATGGCCTGTACTAAGCAAAATGGCATCTCCGGGATTTGCTGTCATTTCTTTGGTAGTGGATGAATTACCATAATAATGGTAGCCCGATGCATATTTACCTTGAAAAGCACCACTCCCTGTAGTTGCTCCGTCATGTAACTGTAATGTAAAAGGATCAGATTGTTTCACGTTATAAAGGGTGTACCCTCCATATGCAATACTACGATTACTATAATTAGACCAGTTACCTCCAAAAGATATAGTTAAAGTTTGGGCTGACCCTCCAGTTGGATTTAGCCAATAAAATAATTTGCTTCCACCTCTATCATGAGACCAATAATTACCGTCAAATACAGTTCCTGCTCCATCGGTTGACAAACTCATTTGCATATTGGATAAACGTGTACCAAAATCATTACTCCATGTCCATCCCGCAGTTCCTACAATAAATAATATCCTATTAGAAAATGCATTAGGAAAATTTGATGCCGATAAATTAAAAGTTTGGGAACCTGACCCCCAACCACTAGTTGTAACTTGACTAAACCATGAACCATATGCATATACCACTTGTGAAGGTGACAATGACCACGCAAGTGTACCACCATATAATTCTCCGATTGACGCTATATTTGGATTTGCCATTTAATATACCCCTTATTTCTTATTATACCATATTTTTAAGAATATGTGGAACCGAATATTAGTGCCATTGCTATTGCAGTTCCTGTACCACCACCGCTGCTTGCTTCTTCCCATGTCGCAAGTCCATTAGCATCTGAAGTTAATACTTTATCTGCTCCCGGACTTCCACCAGTAATTTTTACTTGTCCAGCCTCACTCACAGAAAAGACATCTGTTCCTCCCCCATTAGCACGTACAGCAAATACTGCGCCTGTACCACCATTGTCTTGGTCTAAAGCGACATAAACGCTACCATTAGATTGAAGCCTCATATAGCCGTTAGCAGTTATCATGTTGTAACTTGCACTAGCTTCTATCTTGTTCCCAGTATGATTTAGATAAACATCCCCACCTAAATAACTATTGCCACTTAATTCTAATTTGTAAGACGGAGTAGTTGTTCCTCCAATCCCTATATTTCCGCTATTAGCTATATAAAATTTAACTGTTGGAGCAGCATTAGCATCTGCTGAACCAGATGCTGCCGACCTAAATCTAAAGGCTCCATCTACCATATCTACAACAGAAGCTTCATCAGTTCTTATATATGTAAACTGTTGACTAGTGTTATAGCGTAAGTTATTCATCCAGTAACCGCCCCTATTGGTAAAGTTTGCAAAAGCAGTTTGGTTTCCTAGATGTATAGCTTGAAAGCTGCTATTCCAATCAGTTTCGGGAGTTGCATTAATTCCTACATGTCCAGCATTATCTATAGTCATTCTCGTAGTATTATTATAACCTTGGAAATGTAGATTTTGTGCTGATGTATCCCACCATATCCCTGCTTCTACTGGGTCATTTGCGTCTCCAAAATATAGGGCTGTGTCATGGTCAGCAGCACCAACAATCTTCATTTCAAGAGTAGGACTAGAAGCATGTTCTCCAATACTTACATAGTTACTGGCATCATAGATATAAAGTGGACTAGTTAAATCAATTCTATTAACGTTACTGTTATGCCATATTTTCATATCGCCGCCAGTACCAAACGTTGCTGAAGCAGCATCGGCAAATTCTAAAGATTTATCACTAGCATCCCATACAGCATTTTGTCCTGAAGTGCTTCCATAAAACACAACATCATAATTAGACCCCTGCGAACCAAAATATGTATGCCCCGCTAGAGTAGTATTCCCAACAACATGGAATGGAGTACTTGGAGCATTAGTCCCAATACCTACTCTTGAAGTACCATTATCAACCCGCATTATTTCAACAAAGGTATTAGCGAAGTTTGATCCTGTAAAATGTCCGAATACAAGGTCGTCTGAAGTTGCTGTAGTAGCAAATGCTGTTCTCTGTGTTTGTAACGCTACTATACCTCCTCTAGATTGGTTCGTATAATGAACCATTGCAGCAACTTCGGAACTGCCCTCTATTTCTAAAGCATAATCAGGAGTAGCAGTTCCTATTCCTACACCCCCACTAGAGTTAATCATAAAATCTGGTGTAGCGTTATTCACTCTTTTTATTTCAAAAGCATCAGTTGCCCCACCACTTGAATCCATTCCAACTTTCCACTTTAAAGCCCCAGCAGTATAGTATTCAACAGTAGCATCATTAGAGGTAGCACCTCTATCAAGTTTAAAATATGCACCATCAGGGGAATCTATAGATATAGTACCGCCATTTGCCTGTGGAGTTAAAGTAAGAAGACCATCATCCCGAATACGCATTACTTCGTTCATTGACCCATCAGAAGTTCGGGTAGCAAATGCTATGTCAGTATCAAATGCGGCAGTTCTTATCGCCGCAATTCTAGCCGCATTCTTTTGGCTATTAGCAGACGTTTCACCCGCCATAAAGAAAATACCAGCATAGCTTCCAGTTGTGTTATCTGTAGTATTTCTAATAGCAAGTTCGTGTGGTTGGGCTGTGTGGTTATATCCACCAGACCAGTTAGAAGTATCCCATACTGTTGTAGACTCTTTTACAATATCTAATATGGAAGTAGGGTTGTTTAGTCCAATTCCTACATTTCCACCATAGTTTACAGCCATGTGAACAGTACTATTATCCGCAGAAAAATGAATGCCTTCTCCAGCTTGGTTTGGTCTAGAGTAAAGTTGTAGTGATTCGTTTAGTGGGCCAAGTATCTTTCTAGCGGCATTATTAGACATTGTTATAGAAGTAGTGGTCAAATCGCCTGTAATTGTTGCTCCAGCAGCAGTAGTTTCAAATTTCTTAGAATTGTCATAATAGAGTTGTACTTCTGCTGAAGTATCAAATATAGCAGATGTATGACTAGAGTCTTGTATTTTTATATCTGCTGTACCGCCCCCATCAATAATATTGGTAGTCCCATCGTGATAAATTTTGAAGTCTTGAGAACCCCCAAATTCTATTTTCCCATTATCTGCAAAACCAATATTACCTACGGTCATTTTGTTAGTAGAAGCGTTGTAAGTCCAATCACTATCTACTCGTATATTCTCATTACCTGAAGTAGCGTCTACAAAAGTTGGATAATAAGTTACGTTACCTGAACCGTTTAATGTAACTGTAGTAGCAACAGAAGCTGTGGCTGCGTTACCTGTAGTATTTTGATCGCCTGTTGCATTAACGCCGGGCAAATTAATGTTTGCCGATCCATCAAAGGATACTCCTCCAATAGTTCGTGCTGTATGAAGTGTGGTGGCTGTATCAGCCCTTCCTGTAACATTACCAACTAAAGCTGCTTGTATAGTTCCAGCTGTAATTGTAAGGTCACCTGTAGAACTTCCTGTGGCTGTTGTCGTGCCAAATATAAATCTATCAGCACTTTCATCCCATGCCATAATAGCATTATCACCAGTAGAACCTCGTTCTATGATTATTCCTGCATCAGCTGTAGATGAACCAGCACCACTAGCAAGTTCTATTAGTCTATCCGTAATTGTTGTATTTGTTGAATTTACAGTAGTTGTTGTACCTGTAACACTTAAATTTCCAGCAGTAATTGTACCAGTTGTTGTAATATTACTAGAACCTGTATCTATACTCCCAAATCCAGATGTTATTGAACCCGCATTTAAGTTTCCAACAGAAGTTATTTGGGTTTGTGCAGCATCAACATTTAAGGTGTTTGTTGATAGGGTTAATCCTGTACCGCCTACTAAAGCAGTTTTAGACATAGCAATAGCAGCAGAAGCATTAACATCTGCATCAACAATTACCCCAGAACCAATAGCAGCTGTACCAGAAACATTACCTGACCCGTCAAAAGTTGCCGTCCACGTAACGTCACCCGTACTACTAATTGTTCTAGCTGTTTTTAATCGAGTCGCCCTAGCTGGTTCAACTTCATCCCAAGAATCATCGCCATCCCATCGAAACATTTTTTTAGTATCTGTTTCAATAAAAATACCACCCTTTTCATTGGCGGCAAGGGTTGGCTTTGCATCTGTTGAAAGACCAGCTAATGTAACTCCAAAATATTGAACTGCCATAAAAACCCCGTAAAAGCGTGATAAGTACTACTTTATTATACTTATTTGAATTTAAAAATAAAGCTTATCTATTCTAGTCTTATGATTTAGGATTATCAGATTTTACTTTAGCTATATGGTCTTGCCATGTAGTAGTATCATTAATTTTATCCCAATACATCATATCAAGTTGCTCGGCTATATCTTTATACTCTGTTTTTCTTGCCAATTTATAAGCGGCGTTTTGTTCATTATAAGCCGTCTTTAATTCTGCTAATTTTGTATTAACTGCTGACTCAGTAGGCATAGTAGCAGCAGGGTTCTTAATTTTTACGTTAGAATAAATTTCAGGTTGCTTTGCATCCACCCAAGTATACCAATTTTGATACTTATCTTTGTCAGCAATATCGGTATTAAATTCTCGTAAAGCATCCTGTATATCAGGTTCAAAATGAAAATATCTATTTACCATTTTATGTATCTCCTAATCTAATAAAGGTTGCGTGTGTTAGATTTGTAGTTGTGTTGCCTAATAAAGTAGTATTAGTTGCTATACTACTGCTGACAAACCTAAGTTTATCTTGGGATGTACTATCAACATCTATAATAGCTGAACAAGTTGCATTTTGTCTTAAACTAGCATTACCCGCATTACCCGTAGCAGCATTGGCTACAGTTGTGTATGAACTATTGTTTGAAGTAACTTGAATTTGAACTTGACAGGTAGTGTCTGCACCCCCAATATCAAAATCTCCAACTAACTCGACATACCAAATGCCTGTACTAGGAAAAGTGAAAACACCTATCCCATCCTTAGACATACCTGTTCCAATTTTATGGACAGCCCCTGCCATGTAATCGACTCTTTCCCAATCTGTTAAATTGCTATTATATCCGCCACTAGTAGAGGCAGATAATCTCCATTGATCCGCTTCTGTAATTCCTCCACCGCCACCAGCGTCTTCCCATTGTGGTGGCGAACTAGCCCCCTGAGAAGTCAATACTTGCCCATCAGTACCGTAGTTAGCCCCACCAATGCCAATTTGACCTGATGAAGCAATACGTAATCGTTCACTATTGTTAGTAACGAAGGTCATTAAGTCACCAGAAGAATCTCCGTATATTCTAGTTGTCCCTGATTCGCCGCCCCATCTGAGCATTTTTGTATTTAATAAAGATACATCGCTAGTACTTCCATAAATAAAAAGTGCATCCTGATTAGTACCCCCATCATTAACTCTAAAACCTATACCAAAATCTTGACCAACATTTCTAAAGTAGATGTTACCACTAGAATCGTTATAGATATTCCATTTTTCTACCCCGGTGTCCTTGCCTCTAAGCATTGAGAAGTTAGCTGAATCAATGATAGTGTCATAAAGAGAGGATAAAATAATACTCCCAGCACCTGACGCAGGACTTCCACCACTAGTCACCTTAATATCTAAATTTGCTGAAGAGCCTGAAGCCCTATACATATTAATAAGATTTGGGTCAAGTTCTAAATAATAGTTGTCATTATGTTGAACTCGTATTGATGAATCAGCATTTGTTCCATTATCAACTTTTAGAGGATTATTATTATAAGGAACTATAGTGCTATTAATCTGTATCTCAGCTACCTGTAAATTCGCCCATGCGTTAGATGAGTTAAGCATTGAGAATGTTCCAGAGTTATTGGAAATTCTTTGAACATCTGTTGTATTACCTATCATCCAACCGTTAGTTCCACCAACTCTTAATCCTGCTGAAGTCCATTGGGAATCAGTATGCCCAACATCATATATTGACCAAGGTGACCCTGACATAGCCACATGACCTTTCAGACGAATCATTCCATCATCATCTAGCATGATTCCTTTCTGCCAACCGTTTGCATCCCCTCCTGCCATGATGTACAAGTCATCACCATCTGCTTTAAATCCCGGTGGATAGCTTCCAGTTGAATCAGAGTCTAAAATTTGGACATATGCATTAGCATCAGAAGATTCAAACTTTGCTACCGTATCCGTACTTCCAGAATCTACATATAATGTTCCGTCATTAATAAATACGCTACCAGTAGCATCAATCTTAAAATACTCAGTAAATGTTTGTGCTGATCCTGCTGAAACAGCAGGGGCAGATTTAAATTTTAACTCCCCATTCTGTTGTTCTATATAGGAAGCTTCGTCATTGAGTATAGCGTTGAAACTTGAACTTCTTTGTACGGTGTTACTTCCTATCCACATTGACTGTCCTGCGGAAGCGGCTGTTCCAGTAAACAAGGTTCCTATTCCACCAAGTTGTAAGACAGTATTTCCTGACCAAGCGTTAGTATCAGGAACTACGCCAATTCCTACATCTCCAGCGGCGTTAATCCTCATCCTTTCATTTCCAGAGGGAGGGGTTAAACCAGTTCGGATAACAATATCGGCTAAAGCGTCTAAATAAACAGTATTAACGGCGTTATATATAGCCCCTATATTTGTACCATTATCCATCATAATCATCCCGCCACCATTAGTCGCATGATTTACTGATAGGAATGTATAGTTTGTTAAATTATAAGGAGAAGCTGTTCCAATTCCTACATTTCCATTTCCATCTATTGTTAATCTTGTATTAGTTTCAAGGTTTGCATGGTTTGAAATTTTAAAAACATCGCCAGCACTATTATCAGCACCTATTGCCCAAGTCGCTCCCGGAGCCTGAACCATTAATTTAGGGTCACCACCGTTAGCTTGTGCTTGTTTCGCTAATACAACTGCATGAGAACCAGAAGCACTAGTATGTAGATTTTCAACTAGTAGATAAGTGTTGTTATCTATAGTCCCTGAAAAATATCCAACATTTGTTGAACTTGCTGTAGTTGGGCCAGTAGCTGTAAAGGCTCCTGTAACAGTTGCTCCAGTAGTACTCGTGTTAAATCGTAAAACACTATCATCGTCATAAAGATAAACGCCGTCATCCTTAATAAAACGTGCTAGAAATTCAGAACCTATTCCAGTTGTAATTCTAACTTCCGCACCAGAAGTACCGATAAGAAGATTCCCTGCTCCATTTTCATAAATGATGCTATTGTTCGCATCGTGATAAATCTGTAAATCATTACTAGCACCAATATTTAATATGTCATTATCTCCAAGCGATACGTTTCCAGAGAATGTTGAATTACCAGTAACATCTAATGTATTCGTAGCTTCAATACTTTTCGCTTTAAAGTCTGCATAATTATCTATTGTTACGTTTCCAGCAGTTCCTCCAATTTCTGTTGTTGGAACTTGAACGGCAGAGAATTTAGTTGTAGACTCATCCCATATCAATCCCATGTTTGCGGAATTACCACGTTCAATAATTAATCCAGAGTCATATGCTGGGCTGCCTGATTGGTTTTTAGCCAGTACTATTAATGGGTCTTCAACTAATAAGTTAGCTACATTAGAAGTTATAGTATCCCCATTTACTGTTAAGTCTCCTGTAACAGTTAAATCATTTCCAATAGTTACGTCATTAGGTAATCCTATAGTAACTGCTCCTGTACTAGCAGATACATCTACTTCATTAGAAGTTCCTGCAACAGTAGCAACATAGTTTCCAGTTGTACCAGTACCTAATGTAATTTGTCCACCTCCCGCACTATTAGCATGTGTATGCCCAGCGTTTGCAAAGCTACCTATAGTTGGGGTGGTTAAAGTTTTGTTTGTTAAAGTTTCTGACAAAGCTGCTTGATATGTACTTAGAACAGCAATATCCATTCGTTTTAATGCACCAGCATCAGAAATTAATAATTCGTCTGTAGAAGCTAAACCAGTTGTTAATGCGGTATGTCCAGAAATAACATTCGCATTTAACATAGTATCTTCAACTGCTCCCGCCGCAATTGTTAAAGCGGTAGCTACATTAGCACTTCCATCCACACTTCCAGTACCAGTTACATCTCCTGTAAAAGATAAGGTTCGTGCTGTAGTCCACGCAGCAGCTGTTGTTGCTGTTGAAGCATTTCCTGTTAAGGCTCCAGTAAACGTAGTTGTTGTTAAATTATTTGTGCTTGGATTATATGTAATTCCTGCATCATACAATACTTGTTGAGCAGTTGTATTACTATTATCCAAGAAAGCCATAAATTGACTTTCATTTTCGGCATTAGCCGCAGCGATTACATTAGTAGATGTTGTAGCTGTTGCCGCATTACCCGAAGTATTTTGAGTACCCGATGCATTTACACCCGGTAAATTTATATTAGCTGAACCGTCAAAAGAAACCCCTCCAATGGTTCTAGCTGTAGTTAAGGTAGCCGCACTTGAAGCCGTAGTAGCATTACCAGCTAAAGCCCCCGTAAAAGTTTGCGCCCTTACTGTACCACTAGCTGTAGTATCAATAGAATAAGAAGGGCTAGCAGTATTTACCCCCAATCTATTATTGGTAGAATCCCATATAATAGCATTGGCATCGCTCATAAATCCACCAGAACCATCTGATAATTGGATATGTCCAATGCCTCCAGAGGCAACTGAGGTTGATGAAGCAGTATCTACTCTTTCAATAGTAATTACTGTTCCATTATCACTATTACCTATAGCGTTTAATGCTGCGCCACTTGTTTGTGTTAGTTGTACTGTTACATAATCTGACGCATCGTCAACATAAACGGTAGTCGATGCAGAAGAAATTGATGTTGCTTCAACTGAGTTAGCAACGATTCTATCTCTTAAAATAACATTGTTAGTACTAGCAGATGTGTCTCTATAAACAACATCCATTTGCCTATATCCTGATGAATTAGAGGCCCATTCTTGTTGAATAGTTATTTGGTAATATCCTGTACCGCCAATAGTAAAACGTTCTGTATTAGTACTGGCATTATGAAATGCTCCAACATCATATACTTCTGTCCATACTGTTGGAGTAGTAGCAGAATTATTACTAATACTATTGTTTGCGGATAAATATGCTTTTACACCCCTAAAGGCTCCACCACCCGCTAATGCTCCAGAGTTAGTTAATTTAACTTCTGTAGCCGAATCGCTTCTATAATAAAGTTCATTATCTGTTTTAGCATACACCATACCATAGCCTGATACAGCTGATGGTGTTGCTTGTTCTTTTAATGCTAATGAGTTATTTTTAATTTCAACATTAGAGGCTCCAGCGAAGCTATTACTGTTATTATATTGTATTTCATTTCCCGAACCTACTGCTTGACCACTAATACCTAAGTCGTCTAATGTTGATTTTTTAAGTTCACTATCAGTAGCGTCCCAAACCATTACATAGTCATTAGAAGTTGAAGTACTCCCGCTAATATCAGTTAAACCAGATATTATATTTGGATTAAGCATATCAGTTTCAACAGCGTCAGCTTGTATAGTTGAGGTTCCCGTTACGTTTGCAGTACCATCGAATGCAGCAGAAGTCCAAACAACATCTCCTGTCATTCCTATAGTTCTAGGGTTAGCCAAAGAAGTAGCTGATTCAGCAGTTCCTGTCACTACTCCAGAGAACCCACCTGAAGCAGTAAGTACTCCAGTACTAGGGTTGTAAGTTAAACCCGTATCAGTTTCTATTCCTTGTGTCCCAGTTGCCCCATCCACAAAAGTTACATATACAGTCTCATTTGTAGTGTTATTTGCAGTTGCCGTTATATTCGTAGCTTCAGTTGCAGTCGCTGCTAAAGCAATAGCGATATTACTAGTTCCATCAAAAGATGTACCGCCTATAGTTCTTGCTGTAGCCAAAGCAGTTGCTGTGCTAGCGTTACCAGATAATGCACCCTCAAATGTTGTGGCAACTATCGTTCCAGCAGTACCTGACACAACCTCACTACTAATAGTAGCATCGGGAATGACAGTAAACTTACCCGTAGAGTCATCATAGCCAAAAAATCCAATTTTCGCCGCAGAACCATTATGCCACCTAAATGAAATTCCTCGGTCTTTATTATCATCAGAACTAGGAGCAGATGTACCACCCAAATTAAAAATTGGGTCAGCAATAGTAACTGTTGTACTATTTACTGTAGTAGTAGTTCCTCCTACCGTTAAATTACCGGGAATCGAGATTGTTGTCCCTGACGCACCCATTGTTAGAGTGTTTGCTCCGACTGTATCAAATATTGTCTTATTCCCTGCTGTTAAATCTAAGTCTGTTAATGCTGTTAAAGCGGTTATTGTTCCACCTAGTGAAGTAGACGTACCACCTATTGTTATCGAACTATTTGCTAATTCTGCGTTTGCAACACCACCATCTTTAATGGTAACATCACCACTAGAAACTGCAAAATTTGCTGTGTTAAAAGACGCTACACCTTTATTAGAAGTTGAAGCATCCTCACCAGAAAAGGTAACTGTCCCAGAACTTTCTGCAACATCTAAACCTTCTCCTGCCGCAAATGTTATAGCACCCCCTAATGAAATAGCTGTAGTATTTGAACCATCTCCAACAGTTATATTGCTATTTACCAAAGCACTATTTGCTATATTAGTTACAGTATTATTACTAGCATTTATTGTTTTATTTGTAAGAGTATCAGTTGTATCTCTAGCAACTAATGTTCTAGTGCCTGTAGGTATAGTTACTGTACCTGAATTAGAGATACTAGAAATTGCAGGAAGTGTTAGTGCTTTATTTGTAAGCGTTTCATTTCCTGCTATAGTAGCAAGAGTACCAGTTGTAGGGAACGTAACATTTGTTGTTCCCGTTGTTGTTAATGTTAAAGCGTGACTGCCTGTTGTAAAAGCGTTTCCTAGAGTTAAATCTCCAGAAAGATCAAGTTCTCTGGCAGCATTATTAGGTTCAATCGTAACTATTCTATTAGCTGAGAATGCCGATGACCCTGCCGCTATTTGTAATTCGTAAGACGTTCCTGACTGTTTTATACCAAACGTTGTAATACCGTTAATTGTTCCGCTATCAATATTTACATTTGTTAAAACAGAACTTCCTAAGTTTTGGGAAGCACTCCAAGTTAAACTTCCACCAACTGTTCCACTATTAACTGTTAAAGAGGACGCTGTTACTCCCGCAACAGTTCCGCCTGTGATATCAAAATTACTTCCCTCAATTTCATTACTGCCCGCTGTTAGTTTTCCACCTAAAGTAAAGGCATTTATATTGGTTGGTGTAATTGTATTAACAGTTAAAGTATTACTAGTTGCGTTATATTCAAATCCTGCTTCATCTGATAATAAGCCGCTTGTGCCTGTATATATAACACGCCCCGCTGCCATATCGTCCGCAGTTAGTGTGGCGGCTCTAAAATTATGCGCCCCTATATCTAAATTACCTGTAGCAGTTAGAGCATTTACTCTATAAATACTAACCACATCATTTGAATTATCGCCTATAGAAATTGCGTCATTATCGCCTGTGAGTGAATCTATAGCAAGATTACCAATATTTAAAATGGCATCATCACTAAAGTTTAATCCTGAAACTGAGTCAAGAATTAATTCCCCACTAGTCGCACTAATTGTATTACCATTAATAGTTATATTATCAACGGTAAGTTGTCCACCTGTGATTGTTCCTGTTGTTGTGATAGCGGATGATCCTGTATCAATAGAACCAAAGCCACTAGTAATTGAACCGCTATTTAAGGCTCCTGTGGCGGTCAGAGAGGAGTTTACAATGTTAGACCCTAATGTAGTAGCATTTAAAACAGATACGTTGTTTATTTTAAAAACTTTACCTGTAGGAATATTCCAATCTTGATTAGAAGTCCAATTATCGTTTGTATTATCCCAAATAATTGTTTTATCTGAAGCCCCTTTTAAGGTAATACCACCACCATCGGCAGTACTATCTGAAGGAGAACCTACAGAGCCTATAACGATGTTTTTATCATCAACATCTAAAGTTGTAGAATTTATTGTTGTAGTTGTTCCATCAACAGTTAGCCCCCCTGAAATACGTACTACACCAGACCCTTTAGGTGTTAATGTAATACCTACATTAGTATCATCCCCTAATGCTGTAATTGAAGGCGCATTTCCTGTAGCCGAATTAGTAACGGATAAGTGATTTACCGCACTTGATGTAGGAGTAAAAACAAATTGTTCGTTACCATTTGTATCTACAATTGTAGTAAATATGGGGTTGCTAAAACTTTTATTCGTTAAAGTTTGGGTAGCATTAGATATAAGGATTTCACCATCTGCTGACATAACGGGTAATGATGCTGTATAAGTTTGACTCGCACCAGACTGATCACCTTTAGAGATGATAATACCGTATGTTTCACTAGCAGCTTTTATTAGAAGCTGAGTTTGAACCGTTAAATTATCAATTTCTGAATTATCAAAAAATCCGGGGCGGTCAAATAAATTACCCCCCGCACCAGATGATAACCCACCCATTCCTCTACGGATCGGCATTGGTTACCTCCCCCAAATAATACCTCTTATTCGGACATTAGTATTGCTGGCTCTTCTAACACTAATCTTGTTTGATATCCATACTGAATCATCAAAGTAACCTTCATCTTGGGGAACTAACATGGTTGATGTAGTTGCATCCCCGTCAAACTCTACATAGGCATCGCCTAACTCTACTATAAAAGAAATCTTGTTACACTCTTCCATATTTGCTGCTACGTCAACTGCTGTCTCAGCATTAGCTGATGTAGTTACATATGTAAAAGATTTATGACGGCTATAGTTTTGAAGTAATTCTATTTCCTGTCGCCAAGGTTGTTTAGTTGTCATTTGATTCTCCCGATTTCTTTTTAAACTTTAACAATGTCGGAGGAGAATTCCCCAAATATTGTGTTCGTATATTTTCTTTTGCTAATGGCATAGAAAATTTTTCTCTTGCCATAATAGACCCCATTGATAAATAACGGGGCTGCGTCAATTCCTTACGATATTCCGCATTTACTTTTTGTAAATAATTACGTTCCTTCATAAGTTCATCAATTGTGTCCCCCATTTCGGAAACAGTATTTTTTAAATCATTTACAATTGATGTTGCCGCACTACTTTTCTTACGAGAAGTATTCCCGTCTTTTTCTAACTTAGTAATCCAGTTTCGTAAACGGTCTTCAATAATAGCCGTTTGCTCCACTTGAATCTTTGCTTCATCTGCTTCTTTCTGCCAATAGTTTCGATTATCTCTTAATTGGTAGACTTCTTTTTCTAGTTCTTGTTTTATTTTACTATTATCATCACTAAAAGTTTTTATTCTTTCAAATTGATTTTTTAAAGCATTAAACTCTTCTGAAATTGAAACTTGATGAGACGTTGCTTTAGCTTCGGAAGCTGTTAATGCAGCATTCTCTACAAGTAAACCTTCTACTTGATTTGTCACTCTATCTAAATCATTTTTTAATTTTGCTGTTTGTTCAATGTGATTCATTACATCGTTTTGTAATGCATCGGCTCTAGAAGTCTGAGTTCTTACTGACTCTTCTAGAGGAGATATTCGCTCTAATTCTTTTATATAATATTCAATATCAGTTTCATGTAATTTAACCACATCTTTTACTTTGTCTAACTCTAGTTGAACTTCACGGCGACTTTCCTCTACTGCTATTTGTCTATTAACAGCGGCATCTCGTTCAGACAACAAAGTAGTTTGATCGACTAACTGCTGTTCTAAGGTTTTAATTAATTCTTCTAATTGTGATATTTTAGATTCATTTTGAACAATTAAAGGTGATCTATTATTTGCAACAGCGATTTTTGGTTTTTCAAAAAATTTATCCAGTTTCATTGGTATCAGTATCTTCTAAAGGTGTTCCTGCATAGTAGGGATTTCCTGAAAATTCTTTAGCTAACGATAAGTTTTTAATCCAATCAAATGTTTGCTCATGTCTAGATACCATAGTAGTAGAACCTTTAGAATCAACAACAGAAATATCCCCCTCCATTAATCCTTCTAAATCAGACGAATATGCGGGATTAATTTCAAAGAAAGATAATTCATTAATTGCTTCTTTATATATATAATCTGCTACATGAACATCTTTAGCATAGGGTTCCTGTTTAAAAAATAAAGGAATATAATAAATTTTCGGAAGTTGGATTTCTGGTTCTTTAACTTCCTTTTTTACCGCCGTCTTTTTTGCTGTGGCGTTTTGTCGCTTCTTCGGCGATTTGGGTTGCTCTGCTTTTGCCATGAATTGTACCTCGCTTTTCTCTTTGTGAGACATCTACATCAGTACGTCCAATACGACCTTTAGTTTCACCTCTAACACGCCCTTTACCATGACCACTAACGGTTCGTTCATGAACTCCTGTGCCTGTACCTCGTATTCGTTTTTTACCACCTCTTACAAGAACTTCCTTACCAGCATTTTCTGAATTTTGCCAACGCCTAGAAACAACATTAAAAATCATTCCCGGTTTTGGAGCAGTAGGTAGTATCTTAGAAATAGGTATATCTTCTTTCTGTACGTCTACACCATTAGAAGGAGTAGTTCGTCTAATATAGGTATCATTAGAATCTTTAAAGAATGATTTTAATTGATCCATAGAAGAATCTTTTTTAACTCCACGGCGCATCTGTTGCCGTATTTGTCTTTCAAACTCCCGCTGTTGGGCTGGAGTCATACCTGTTTGTCTATCCATAATATCTTGAATATCCCCACCTAACCACCAGCCACCTAAAGCGGCTAATGCAGGAGATATTTTCTTTTCCATCCATTCTTTGAAGACACGATGTTTAGGTGAAGTTTTGTGTTGTTCGTCCGCATTTTCGGGAGAGTACGAATTCATGAATTCATCAACGTCCCCGACAGATTCCATGCTCTTTCGATTATAAGGATTGTGCTGTATTCCAGCGACAATCTTACCCATCAAACTTCGTTTTTCTTCTTCGGATGCACTAGGGTCTACATGTTCGTCCCATAGTGGATTTCGGCTATTGCCCTCAACTATAGCACGGGCTAAACCCCAAGGATTTTTTACCTTTTTAGCTTTATATAAATTTTGCAAATTGTCCATCGAATCCATATGTCACCTGTTATATTATACTCTTTTTCTCCAAAATCTCCTCTACCTTCTTCTTTCGTGTAAGATGGTGATCTTCTGATGCATATGCTTTGACAAATCTTTGTAAAGCATCATCTGAATCCAAACTCTTTTTACTAAATGGATTTAAGCTTGATAACGCACTTGATACAGCACCTGAAACAGCACTATCCATATCTGCCGCAGTTGGGGCTTTCTTTTGCCCCGCTTTAAAAGCCTGTGCTGCTTCTGCTTTAAAACCTTTATAAGCAGCTACTTTAGACGCAATCCCTGATTTAGGATTAGGATGTGCTTTATTCGCCCCATTAAACCCTGCTCTTTTTCCTATATTAGTACCTTTAGTAGGATGTGAAAAATTTGGTATATGTTGAACTCCTTCATGCCCATCCAAATGTCCTGATTCTGTTAAAGCATGGGCTAAAGAATTTTCTACCACATCATTATGTGAAGCAAAACCACTTTTTCCGGGAGTGGCTCCTGCCTTTCCAACACCCATTAAATTTCCTGATCCATGTAGCAAGAAATTTTTGTCTGAGCCTCCTCCAGATTCATTAAAGGCAAATGGGTTTTCTCCCCCATGTGAAGAGGAGATTAGGCTAGCATCATGCGCCCCATGCCCACCATGTAATTCATCAAGAGTCTCTTTCTTAATCCAATGTCGAGTTTCTTCATGCCATACATATCCTTCAGCCATCTTTTTTCTAGCAACTTCAGGATCAGGTGGCCCTTGTTTAGGTTTCTCATCTTCATGATGATCCCCTATAATAGCAGAAACATCCGCTCCAGATGCCTCTAATTTATCCAACATTTTACCCGCTTCTTCATCATCTCCTTTTGCGGTAGCTGCTTTATAGCTATCGGCTAAGAATTTTTGATGTGGGTCTAATGTTTCAAGTGAATGATGTGTACCTAATGCATGTCCTTTACCTGTATGGAAAGATTGTTTTTTATGCTCACCATGTGGTTTAACATCATTATCTTTATGACCTAATTTTTTAGCCCGTCCATCATCACCCATTGCAACTTTGGTATCTGTTGTAGGTTTTCCATCTTCATCAAATTCTGTAAATTTATTATATGAACCATGATGAAATGAATCTTCTCGTGATTGCCTATGTTTAGAATCTTGACTTGTTAACAAATCCTTATAATTAGTATGTTTATCGTGATCCTTTAAATCTGCTGTATGAGCAGCGTCCATATGTTCAGGAGAACCGAAATTTTCTCCATGTTCTTTCATTTCGTCTTCTAATTTATTAAAGTCAGCCCCATGTTCAGAAGCCTCTACTAATAATTTTTTCATTATTTGTTTTGTAGAAGCCTTCATTTTATCGCCGTATTTTTCTTTATGTGCTAATAATTCACGAGCATGATGTGTTGCTGTTACAGAAGAAAAATTATCATCTTCTGATAATTTCTTTAAATCTCCAAGCTTATGGGGAAGCGAATTAGCCTCTTCCACAGCTTGTTGTTCGTCTTTTTCTGACTGTGCAGCAGTTTCAGCTGCCTCTTGCTCAGTCTGTTTTTTCTCTTGTTTAATTTGTTCTGCTTGTTCTTTTTCGGCATTTTTAGCTTTGTCCTTAATTTTATTAAGCACTCCACCTATAACATGTTGTTTATAAGCCCCCGCAACTTCTTTAGGATTTTCATCTAACCACTCACCATATAGTTGAGCATCTTCATTATCTAAATCATCCCCAAAAATAGCAGACATAACTTTTTCTTTTTTAGCATTATGTTTTTGTGTTACTTGATCTTCTTCATCTGAAGAAGGCGTTTGAGGTGTTGTAACTTCAGGTTCTTCTGTACTAGGTGTAGTAGCCGTAGTTTCAGTTTCTTCAGGGCTAGCAACTGGAGTTGTAGGAGTTTCTGTAGTAGTCGCTGTTGGAGTTACAGTATCTTCCTCATCTGGTGTAGATGTAGGTTTAGACGTACTTATTTCAGGAGCATGAACTTGTCCATGTCCTTTATTTTCAATCATTTTTTCAGCAACTTTTTGGGAACTATATCCCACTCCCGCTGAACTATCTGAAATTGTGCCTATATATTTTTTATCTCCTTGAGTGGCACTAGCCAAACCCTCCGCCTGTTCTGCCGTAGCTTCTTTAACATGCGTAGTAGAATATTGACCATCTTCGTTTTGATGGATTACCATATGTGTACCCGGAGTAGACTCCGTGCCGTAATCTGAATCGTGGAAACTTTCCTCAGAAGGTGGCGTTGGAATAGTAGAAGCTTCACCTCCCATTGCATCTGAAAAAATCTTTTCTTTAACCTCTGTAAAATTAGGTGAATTCCACGGCGCATCAGGATGGCTAGGGTCTTGTCCAGTATGTTCCCACATAGATTGTAATTGAGAAATAGGATGTTTGTGTACATCAATTTGATCAGCTATGTACTCATACATTTCAGGAGCCTGATTTTTGATTAAATCAGACATTATCTTAGGGTTCTCAGCGATTTTTTTCGCCCCCATTCCATAACTACTCTTTAAATCTTCTAATGCTCCTATAGCAGAAGCAAAACCTTCTTGAGTGCCATCTCCGTTATTAAAAGAGTGTTCTATATTTTCAATCGCCTTATGTAATTGATGAATAGATTTTACTACGGGATGATCATCTAAATAGGGTATTTCAGGATATCCTTGGGCAATTTTGTCTCCTACGATACCTGAAAGAACGGAAGATTTATGTTCATCAGATACGTTAAATAATACATTATCTACCATATCAGAAGAAGACGTACCAAATTGATCCAAATCATTAAATTTACCTAATGAGTCTAATAACTTACTATGTAAGTTATTTTTTATTGACTGAGGCGCATCCTCTTCATAAGCTGCACCTAACATACTTCCTGCATTATTAATCTCGTCCCAAGCGTTTACAGTAGAAGATTGATCCGAAATAGGTTCCTGTTCTTCTTCAGGTATAGGTACAGCAGGAACTCCTTCTGGTTTAGCTGATTCTATTTGATGTTCTAAACCCTCATCAAAGTCTTTTAAAGGTTTAAAAACATCGTTAATTTTTTCTTGTATTATTTTTTCATTATGGTATTCCCCCGTATCCATATTTTTTCCGGGAAGTAAACCAAATTTTTCAACAATATTATGTAAACCATCTATTGTAACAACATAAGCATTTGTTTTTTTGTGGTAATACATATGTTCCTTATGCCCCCACCCATCACTTTTAGCATGGTGCATAAGCATTGTACCTAATGGTGTCATAGCCCCATCTACAGTACATAACCCATGTGCTACCCCATCTTTAATTGTGGAATGATAACCATTTAAATGGCCTCCCCACATAACATATTTAGCATCTTTATCTTTCTTAACATCATTTGAGTAAATTTCTTTTGCGGCTTCTGCGTTATCAGGAATAGAATCATTTTCTACAGAATCACTAGTAGCTAATATTTCAGCTTCTTCAACTTTTTGTTGAGCAACCTCTTTTTCCTTGTCAATTTTTGCTTGTTGATGCTGTGCTTTCTGTTCAGGAGTAATATCATATCTACCCCCTTCTAAACTTACATAATTATGTAAACCATGTAAAATTTGAGCAACAGTATAATTTTCTAAATCAGCAGAAGAAATTGTATCAGTATTGGACTGAGGTTCATTTCCTTCAATCATACTATGGTATAATCTACCTGAACTTTTATCGGGGAAAGGATTCTTCCATTGTTCAGAATTTCCCCCCGTAAACTTCAATTTATTTGTTCCACCTAATTGAACAGTTTCCAAACGTCCCATCTTTTTTAGAGCCGCATTAATATTATCTACGGTAGCTGGTGATTCCAAATCAGGTTTTTTGTTCTTACCATAAAAATCCTTTAAGGAACTTTTTATGGTGGGAGCCTGATACGCTGGAGGTAAATCATATCCAGCACTATTCAATCCCGTAACTAATTTCTTAGCCATAGCGGGAGTAATTTTTAACTGTTCCTTTAAACCCTCATGTGTCGCAATACCATGTGCAATGGAGTTTAACCATGAATGATCTTCTGGATCAGTATCAGGGTCATTATAATGATTCTGGGCTAATTCCATTAAACCTTGAGCGGATTCTAAAGGCATACCATTTGATTGAAGTGTACCAATAAATTCTTGAACTGCTTCAGGTAATGTTGCCATATTAGCCATAGCCCCTATATGTTTGTCAATATCCCCTGACATAGCAGAACCTAAATTATTATAATAAGCTTTCATTAAAGTAACTGTTTGAGATAGAAAAGACGATAGATTAGTTACAGCAGATTTAATCGAAGAAGAGTCATCGGCTGCCATAGCTAATGCCCGTACATTGTTGTGATGCTGTCTAGCACGATATTCGGCTTCGCCCCGTGCCTCATCTTCTCGACCAATGTACTCTGGGTCTTTTATTAATCGTCTAAATATGTCGTTAGCAGTAACCATAGATCACCTAGTTCGTATTATTTATTATACTAGAATGAATCTTATTCCACTCCTCATCATGGGCATCTGTGTCTATAGAGTCTCTATGTGAGTCGTCTATAGAAAGATCGGGTTTATTGATTAGATACTCTACTCTGGGATCAATTTTATATGACCCTTTTTGTAAAGCTTTCCATTCAGATAAATATTCATCCATAGCAGCGTCAGCCGTTTCAGGATGCTCTTCTTTCATCCATTTCATTATACTATTCCTTCTATGTTTTAGTGACTCTAAAACTTTTGGTTTCATGTTGTCTTTAATCCCAGACTCCATAACCATTTGCTCTAGTTTTTCTTCCGTACCTACTCCATGTAACATTGCTTTATACGAATCATGTAAAGCTTCTTTGGGCATTGACTTAAATAAATGCGCCGCAGAAGGATTTATATCTGAAGATCGCATAGTTTTTAATTCTTCTAAAGGTTCATTACTATTAGTTTTAAAAAATTGTTGTTTACTTGGATAACCTAACCCAGACATATACAATGATCCACCATGATCTATCCTATACATCTTGCCATCTTTTCCTTGAATTATATTCCCATACGGACGTTTTACTCCCGCTCCTGCTACATCCCAATTAGATAATACACAATCCATCAAAAATCCTTTATGGATATCTGGATGGTTTTCTAATTCAGGAGGCTGATAAGATTTATCATTCTCTTTTCCAAAGTATTTTCCATCTTCAACCCAAGATGACTTCAAGGCTTGACTATTATCCCAATTGATTAATTCTGTGTCGGCTACAGGAATTCCTGCGGCTTTATACAGCTGATTAGACAAATGTTCAACAGCATTCTGTTCTTCAGAGCCGTGTTTAATATAAAAGGCATTTCCCGAACTATCTGTATACTTTTGAGCATCGGTTTCTCCTAACACTTCCCCTGTTGGGGTGAATTGATCTTTAGCATTAACATTAGGACTATTAACAGCGTGATACCAAGGCCCATGTGGGGTTTCTGTTCCAATGTCCCACATATCAGGAACTTCGTAGCCATTAGCCGTAGGAGAAAGCTTCCAATCAGGGGATTTAATTAGATGTCCATTATTTTTTGTACCATAATAAACCTGTGCTTTAGCAGTTGGGTCAGCTATCGTAACAACTTCTTTTTCTCCTGAAAAATTTGTACGTTGTATGGGTAAAGATAAAACTCTATGTTTTGCAACTTTTTCGGCAATAATATAATTACCTTTAGCAAAACTATTAGCAGTATTTATATCTACAGAATATCCTGAAACAGGTCTAGCATGTACTCTAGTTTTGAATCCTTTAGAGGTTTCGTTTGAAGCATCTTCTGTCATACCGTTTTTAATTAATGTTTGTTTAGTAGCCCCTTTACCTGACCCTGTCCCAATATCCCCACCTATTTCACGGGCTGCTTGAGTACCTCGATATAAAATAACATGATCGGAATTAGGAGCAATAGCATCTAAAACACTTCTATTAATACGAGTTTGAAATTTCACGTAATCCCGTATCATTTTACGCCCTAATTCTTTTGAATCAGCAGCGTCTACTGAGGTTGAATCAGCGATTCTTTTGCCCCAAAACTCGATACTACTGTCAATACTACCCTGATGGTGTTTTTGTTTGTCTCTAGCACTAGTAGCCCGTTCCGCTATCATTACCCACGGAGCAACTTTTTTATTGCCCATCTTGAGAGTTTTTTCGCCCTCAAAATCAAATTTTTCACCCTCTACCATAGTATCAAATTCAGGATGATACTTGTCAGAAAGCTGCCCTGTTGCAGAACCCCCCGCTTTCCATTGTTGATAAGCATCAATAATCTCGTTCATTTCATCAAAATTTCTATAAACAGGATTACCTGAAGTATCTACATTAGCGGCAATCGCATTTCCAGCTATATAATTATCAGGAATACCATGTAATTCACCAACAATATCATTTATGACACTCCCTAATGTACTTTCATGAGAACCTGTATATGAACTATCCAATTCATCATGGAAGGCTCTCATAATGGATTTGTCTGAATTAGGCATGGTTCCGTATATTTTAGACCATCCGTCTAACAACCCTCTCATAGCATCCCCAATTTGACTAGCATTTGTGGTAGTTCCAAATTTATCTGATGGTGACGTATTACTATCAGGATTTAAAAAAGAATATCTTAAAATATCTCGTATCTTTGAATATTTTTTATCCTTATAAAATTCTTTTGGAAATTCTCCCGCATTAGCAAATACTTCATCATGTAAATCGGTGAAAGCTTTTTTAACATCTGTTAAATTATTATCCTCAAAAGTTTTTAAAAACTCTAAAGCCGTATCAACTTTTGATGCATGATTATCATTTTTTTCTTTTGTATGTATTGCCATATGTAATGCCATTACATCCCTATGCGCCCCTTCTTTAGACCAATCGTTAGGTCGATCTTTTTTATCAGGCACTAAATGCTTTATGGCTTCTTTAGGCGAAGCCCATTTTATATCTGATGTTTCTGATCCGAAAGAACCTGTATCCTCTTTGACTTTCATCAGAAAATATTTATTGTTACTTTGCCCTTCTTTTTTGAAGGAGCCGGGGATAGCTTGAACTATCTCACATTTCATACCTGTTTCTTCTTCGACTTCTCGTATGGCAGCATCAGTAGGGTCTTCATTTGGATCAGCCCCACCTTTAGCAAATGTCCATCTGTTACCAAAACCCGAACCTTTGGGGGAACGTAAAAGAATTTCACCTTTTTCGTTAAAAACAATTCCACCATAACGAGTTGGTAAATTAGGGTCGGGTGCTAAAGCATCGTCCTTGCCATTATGATCTAAGGCACGTACATCAATAAAATCTTTACCCTTAGACCCCTGTTGAACCAAACTTGATAATTCATCAGGTATTTGACCACCGGGAAAAGAAGAAGCATATTTACGATATTGAGGTGGAACTTCTTGCCCCTTAACCCCAATTGTAGAAGAACCAATACTAGTTAAATTATCTATAAAACTTGGATCATTACCTTCGTCATCGTCATCAGCTTTAGTTAAATAATGAGAAACGACATTTTTCCCTGTATGGGTTTGTGTTACATATTGTTCTAATTTAGATATTTTATTCATACTATCCTATTATATATAATATATATAAATATATATATAATATTATATACCTTTTATATTATATATTTTAAATGTATTTAATAACTCTTTATAATTATTAACACCTAATATTTCTTTAATTATATCTAAGTATATCTTAATAAACTTAGGGCCATGATAATCAATGTGTTTTTTCTGATATGTTATCACATGTGCCATCTCATGGCAAATATACGATTCATTCATCGCAAATTCTGGCAATATAATTGTATGTGCCATACCTTTTGCTACAGGAAAAACCTCTCCTTCTTTATCAGTTGCGTTAAATTGACAATAGGGTTTTTCGATTTTCGCCCATTTAGATATCCTAGTTATTAGTTTATCCGCTTCTTTCACCGAAAGATGTTTGCCTTGCAACCAAAAACTACAGATTTCTTCGGCATCGTAGACTGCTTGTCTTTGATAATCCTCCATAAATGATAATTTTTAAGAATCGCTATTTTTGCGAGAGGGTAGTATTTCGGTTCCATATTCACCCCTCATTATTAAATCAGATAATACCTTACCAATGCTCGGCTTTTTCGTGGATTTCCACCAAAATATCTTCCTCAACATACTGTATAAACTCCTCTGGCTTAAAAACTTTCCCAAATTTTTTTAGATAGATTCTTGAATCTTGACTTCTATCATCAATTGCTATATCTTGTATTGTACTCATGTGAAGTAAGGAAGAAAATTTACTGCCTGTTTTATATATTGTAAGATTTTGCAGAAATGTATCCGCAATTAGGGTTGCCCAATGGGAACCCGTTCCTGACCAGACTATAAGCTGGTCTTGCGGATAACAACTCTGCCATCTTTCTAATGCATTAATCAGAGCATAATTTACCCGATAACTATCGGTATCCTTTAAATTCCATGTATGCTGATCCCTGTATAATATAAGGGTATCATCTACATCTATAAATAACTTCACTTGACAAGACACTCCTTTATACATTATACTGATTTATGTATAAAGATTCAAGGAAGGAAGATAATGGCTTATGTTAAAATTGGAAGACCCGATTTATTCGGGGAAGAATTAAAATATCTACGATTAGAGTACAATCACACAAGGAAACGTAGAAAGACGATAGAACGGCGTATTACCAGTTTGGTTAAGCGTCACATCCCTTTCTTCGTAAAAACCTCTATTTTGACCTCTGAGGACTATTGGTTTGTGGATAGTGGTGGTTGGGTCTTTCAGCATGAGTCTGAAACGATGCAAGATAGGGGAGAATTATTGGGGCATGTAAAAAATTGCTTCCCGTTTATGGGTGGCCCTAGACCAATATGGAAAGAAAGAAAGCCATTAAATCGGCGGAGGAGTATAAAACGAGGATTTTAACGAAAAGGAAACTACCAGTTATCGCTGCATTAGTAAGTGTCTTACATTTTTTTGAAGATGCTTTGTTAATCATACTCGGTAGATACACAGAATTAAATATTTTTATACTGTTTATTGCTACTATAATATTCGGTGTAGTAATAGCAGCTATAGCAAGAATTTCATTTGTACGCAAATGGTTAGGAAAATAAATGTATGAATACAAAGTAAAAGTTACAAGAGTTGTTGATGGAGACACCGTTGATGCGGATATTAATCTAGGATTTGATATTGTCTATAAAGAGCGAATCAGGTTAATGGGTATTGATACTCCAGAAAGTCGTACTCGTAACAAGAAAGAGAAAAAACTTGGATTAGAAGCTAAAGCAAGGTTAAAGGAACTATGTAAAATGTTCAAAAATAATCTTGTTATAAAGACATCCAAGGACGGTAAGGGAAAGTTTGGAAGGGTTTTGGGCGAACTTGTTACAGAGGATAATGTAAACCTAAATGGGCTTCTGATAGAAGAAGGACATGCACGACCATACATGGGTGGGTCTAAAGGGGAACCTTGGACTAAATCCGAAGGAGATGCTTGGTATCGGTGGACTCCCAACGGTTATAAACTAATGGAGGAGTAACTATGCCTGATTTAGAGGACAAAGTTCCTAATAAGGAATATAAATGCAAAAATAAATTTTGTTATGTCTACAATGTGCTACAGTCATTACCACCCGATAGGGAACCAGACTGCCACAACTGCAATCTACCCATGAAAGAAGCTATTTAATAGATATTCTTCATGCGCCTGTTTCGTAAATCTTCTTCGACTCGTAAGTCTTTGGAACTTAAAAACAGATTAGGGATTATAGCTAAGAAAATAAACAAACCTACAAAAAACATAATATCTATAATGGTCAAGTATGAACCTCCAATTGATCTAGTATATCATATTATACGATAGATATTCATGAAAATTATTTCATATATTAATAGTATAGCATAGAAAGGAGTTTAGCATGATAGATGCAATAATAGTCGTTTCAGGTACATTATGGCTTCTGCTAGTAGCTGGTGTATGTGGATATTACTACGGTAGGTGGAAACACCGTCAAACATATGGTAAATATAATATTCTAGTACGTCAGTCACGAAACCCCCAAAAATTTACTCTGTCTAGAATCTTAGGGAAGTTTATTGGCTAGGAGTCCCATGTTGTTTTACTACAACGGGGGGTATACTACTGCTACCCCCACACCTGTATATACCCAGCTAAGAAAAGTTTTTTATTTTAGGCAACAAAAAACCCCCAGTACCTAAGTACTGAGGGCTAAGTTAAATAAGGGCTAGTTTATTTACTCTGTAGGGTAGGGTTCAAACTCTCGTTGTACCGCACCAGTTACAGAGGCTTCGGCGGTGGTTGCCACCTTGCGTTCAAAGGAACCGAAAGGTAATTGATAGCCTTTGGGAAAAGCATATAGCCAATAGGTATTAGCCGTATCTAATAATC